TTTAACCAATCAACTCTATTCATATCCATCCAAAACGTTAGTTTTTGCTTTCGAGTAGCACTAGGCAAACGTTGATCAGTCAGGAATGCATCATAATATAATTGATCTAAATCGTGTTCAGTTATCCGCATAATTCCTTGGCATATTCAATAGCGCGCTGTTTTGTATTTTTATCGTTTAATAGTAATAACCATTCATGGTAGCGATCAGGTGCGAGCCTTCTAGTCATTAATTTAATATATTTGTTTTCCATATTTTTGTGATAACCGAGTCCGTTATTCACAGTCGCTTTGTAATTTGCGTTAGTATTTTTAGCTAATCGTTTTGCTAAATCCTTTATATTATAAGTTAAAGAGATTGGTTTAGTAGGAGGTGCAGGCTTCTTCGTAGTTGAGGTGTAAGGTTGTTCATAGTTTTGGTAGTCATCAGGAGTAATTTCATAGTGATTTTTACCAAACTTGGATAACTTTGTGATTAACTTTCTATTACTTAGCTTGGCGGTGGAGAGTTGTACTTGGCGCAAAGATAGTCCCGTTAACTTTACTAGCCGTCTGTTTGTAGGAAATATGCGTTGTTGCTTATCGTTGTAGTGATCAAGCAATATTAAAGCCACGATTATATCAGCCATAGTAAACCGAGGTTTGCTTAATGCTATTTTTTTAAGGAGTAACCACTTTTTAAGCATTCATTCTCTGCGGCTTGAAAGCAATCACTTGTAAAACCGTTCCAAAAATTCTGTGTTTCGTAAACTATCTCGATATAATGATTAGCTTTGTTATCTATGTAATCCTTAGCTAACTTCTTATTTTTATTATCTTGTTGTGATGATTGTTCTTGTTTCAAAATATTCTCCCATAGTGCCTTGTTGGACTTTAGTTCGATATAGAATACAGCCTTCAGGAATATACGTTTCCGTGCCTTTCTCCTCGCACTCCGGATCAGAGTCTTTTGAGCAATAAAGGACGTATTCTGTAGGATTATTGGGGTTTTTTTCCATCCACCCTACATTTACGTTGACTGCGGCTTCGCTATCAAACTCAGACTTCCACTTGCCATCTCCCTCCCTCGGATCTTTCCAAATAACAAAATAGCAATTATCGGCAAGATTACGGATAACCTGTGGATAGTCCATACAAGGTAATTACAATAAAAATAAAAAGGTTTGTAGTTAGACAAAATTACAAACTTCATTAATCGTTGTGTATAAAATTCTTATGCACAAAATATCCAAAAAGTTTTGAACAAAGTTTTAAGTTTTTTATAAAAAAAATAAAATAAATCAAAATTAGTACTTCCTTAAAATTTTTTTAAATATTATTTCTACAAATATTAGACGCGGGAATGAGTACAAATATAAGAAATATAATACCAGAGCATTTTCTAAGTTGCGGGTTAGATCATTTTTCTCCATCTCAGGCTACTAGTCCTGTTGATATTTGGGTTTACAAATATTTATATTGTTCTTCAAAAGATAGATCAAAGTTTGAAGGTAGCTCAAGAATGCACTGCGGTAAGGAAGTTGGTATAGCGGTGGAGGATTGGTATCTAAAGAATGAGATGTCAACGGGTGTAAAACTTTACAGTCCTATAAACGATATAGATAAACAAAATTATGAAGAAGATAAAAAAGGATTTTTACCGACGTTAGAAAATGCAATTAAAGGATTTGAAGAGGTAGGAGTAAAAAAAGAACATAAAAACTTTTTTGAGAATCAAGTTAATTTACGCGCTAAGCAATTAGAATTACCAGTAACAGGCTTTACGGATCTACAAAATGATAAAGTAGTTATAGAGTTAAAAACAAAATGGAGAACTAGATCAGTCTCCGAAGCTACAGGTAAAGTAACATATAGAAAAAATAATCCACCAAAAAAACCATCAAGAGATCATTTAAAACAAGCCGCCTTTTATCATGTTTGCACTAAGCTACCGACATTCATTGTTTATGCAACGGACACCGGGACTAGTGTACACGATATAAGAGACTTTGATTACCAAGAAGCATTTTATGAATTTATTAGAAGTCTAATGGTTAAACAAAATATAGCGGCGCAACAACATCCAAAAGATTTTGTGCAAGTGGATTTTTCTGACTTCAGATGGAGGATAGGAGATGAATATTTAAGTAGAGCAAAGGAGTTATTTTATGGCAATGGAATCTGAAAATACAAAAAGATTATTTGAAGCAATTAATCAATTATCAAAAGTACCAAATAACAAGGAACACAAAGTAAATATAAAAGGCAAATGGTACTCAACCGTTAAAACTAGATTGCAAATTTTCAGAGATCATTTTGGAGCTGATGCTTCTTTTATATCTACTGTAGAATTTAAAGATCCAATATTTTTTAAAGATGAGATTTTATTTCCCGGCAGTGTAATTGCTAGAACGGAACTATGGTTAAAAAAAGATTTAATGACCGTTGGTATAGCCGAGGAATTAAGGAATTCTAATAACGTCAACAAAACAAGTGCAACTGAAAATGCAATGACATCTTCTCTTGGCATTTGTCTTGCTAGACTGGGATTAGAAGGCGGAGAGTTTGCTTCCGCAGATGAAATGCAAACCGTAAGTCGTAACGGAAAAGCCGTGGACGATTCAAATAAGGTGCTAGGAGCCACTAATAAATCAGATAACTTTTCTCCTATTAGTGATCGCGATGAGTTAGTGGCTCTAATAAATAAACAAACTCAACTTGGTGGATTAGATTTTATATATACGCAAAATAAAGATGCCATCGAGAATGACAAAGTTTTAGCAATAGCATTTAATGAAAAGGAAGAACAGTTACAGTCTAATCGACCTGATATAGCAGACTCTATTGAACTTCCTAAAAAAGAAGAAGGATTTATGTCATGGTAGATGAATATCAATTAGAAGAAGGCAAAGGCGGTATTTTTGAAAATAAACAAGAAGATTCAAGCCACGATTTTTATGGTCAAATAAAATTAAAAAGCGATGCCAAGCGCGGAGATATAATTAAACTTAGAGGCTATAAAAATAAAAGTAAGGCAGGTAACAACTATATTGGCATTCAGGTAATAGAACCACGACAATGAGTAACGATCATTATTCTGAATTTACAAAGTTGTTAGTAGACGCAACGGATATTGTATCGGAGTCTCGTAATAAAGATTATGGAGACTTCGTACAAAACCATAACGATATCGCAAAGATATGGAACGTTGTTTTAAAAAATAACTTAGCAAAACCAATTACTGCTGATCAAGTTTGTATGTGCATGGCAGGTGTAAAAATTGCCAGGTCATCTGTCGAGGATGGTTTAATAAAAGATAACTACATGGATGGCATAGCTTATATGGGATTAGCTTATGCAATAAAAATAAAGGAGGGTATATGGAGAAAATTAACTTTGAAAAAATAGAAAATATTAACACAGACTTAATAGAACATAAACTTAAAACAAAATATGGGTGGGATCAGTTTCCATTACCTATTATCCGCATCAACAAAAAGATTGAAAAAAATGTTGTGCAACTAATTGAATATAAAAAGAAGATAGGAAAATGACACCAAAACAATCAGAGGTAATGAAATTTGTTAACAAGTACTGGAATGACAAAGGTTATTCTCCTTCACTACGAGAGGTACAGGAAGGTTTAGAAATTAAAAATTTACGGAGTGTGCATTTGTTTATTGATGGCTTAGAAAAACGTGGTTATCTAACAAAGATAAAGCACGCACATAGAAGTATAGAACCAACAGCAAAGGGTAAGGCTTTTGTTTAATGGTTACAAAAGAAAAACTAGAAGAGCAGATACAAGAATTAAAAGTACAACGAGATTTTGCAACGGATAGAATGGAAAAGGCTTATGATGAGATAAGCAAATTACGTCTAGAAAATTATAAATTAAAAAAAAAATTACACATGTTCCCTCCTGATGCTGTAAAAAAAGATGCCTCCAAGATATAGTTACTATCAAAAAGGATCTCCATTTAATGAATGGCATCGAAGAATTGATGGTCTTGCGGCAGTAGATGTAGATTTAATGGAGGTATGTAGCAAATGTTTTAGACCGTTGCTTTTAATAGAACACGCATTCGATAAAGGTCAAACTTATAAGAACTGCACAGCAGTTATGAAACTATCTAGAATGTCCGGGGTAGAGGCTATCTTAATATTATACAGTCAGGATATGAAACAATTTAGAGTTAGAAAACTAACTCCAACACTTGGTAATTTTAAAAAAATAAAAGATAAGGTATTAATTAGATATCTACAAATATTACATAATAAACATAAATGCATTTAAGAATTTTGTCACTTGGCGCGGGAGTACAAAGCACCACTTTAGCTCTTATGATTGAAAAGGGAGAAATTCCTATGGTTGATTGTGCTATTTTTTCAGATGTTAAAGGAGAGCCGCAAAAAGTTTATGAACATCTTGATTGGTTAGAGAAACAATTAAGTTATCCTTTACATAGAGTTACTTGGAGAGATTTAAAACAAGATGTTTTAGACGCAAGTGTCGGTAAGTATAAAGGTTTTACAGCACCATTTTATACTCTTGATGAATCTGGTAAAAAAAAGATGCTTCGTAGACAATGCACGGGTGACTATAAACTAAAACCAATAACTCAAAAAATGAGACAGCTTTTAGGATATGAAAAAGGAGAAAGATATAAAAAAGAAGATACAGTAGAAATGATTATGGGTATTTCTTATGATGAGATGTTTCGAATGAGAACAAATAGATTGAAATATGTAACTAACGTTTATCCTTTAGTTGAAAAAGAAATAAGAAGGCATCATTGTTTACAATGGATGGAAAAAAATGGATATCCAACACCTCCAAGATCAGCTTGTACTTTCTGTCCATATCATACAAATAGTGAATGGAGAGAAATAAAGAAAAATAAAAAGGAGTGGGATGAGGTTGTAGCTATGGATAAAGCTATACGAGATACTGAAAAATACCAAAATAAAGAAATAAAAGAAAAATTTTATCTACATAGAGACTGTAAACCAATAGACGAGGTTGATCTAAGATCTGACGAAGAAAAAGGTCAAATGAGCCTTTTAGACGAGTGTGAAGGTATGTGTGGAGTATAAAAAGCCTCACAGATAGCCTAATTTTACAAAAATGTCCGGGGGGTGGTATGATTCCACCCGCCGATCTAATTCAACGTACTGTGTACAAGTTTAGCTATTTTATCCGCGTTTTTGAAATTATAGGTAATATACTTGTCTTTTGTTTTAGAATTTTTGTGACCTAGCAACAATTCAACATCCTTTGCATCCTTACCAACCAAATCATTCTCTACCTTACTAGAGATCCATCTTCTAAATGTTTTAGTATCTCTAACATTACCACCGGCTCTTTTACTAGCCGCAATCAAGGTATCTTGGGTTACCGTATAACTACAGTCAAACAAATATCCATCTGCTACTTGGCAGTTACTAATATAATCTTTTAGTAATTCAGCAAATTTTGGATGTATAGGTAGATATCTCTCACCCTTATCTTTTTTATCAGATCGTAAGTTAGCTGATTTAGTTAAACCAATTTTACCTGATTTAGCAGATTTAGATTTTTTAACATGAATAAAATTATTTTTAAAATCTATATCCGCATGATGAAGTGCTGCAACCTCTCCCCACCTAGCTCCGGTATTAGCTTCTATAAGTAATATTAAAGCTGATTGGCTTTTATATTGCATATACGACCAAAGTATCTGTTTATATAAAGATTCCATTTCCTTATCGTTAATAGTTCTTTCTCCTTCACTATCGTATGTAGGTCTGTCATCTTTAAAAGAATGCGTTGGAGATACATCGATATAATCTAATTTTTCAGCATAAAGCATAATCATATTAAATACTGAATAGATCCTGTAAGCCTGAGATTCGCTTTTATAGCTATTTAGATTTTGTATTAAATCCTTAACAAACTTTTTATTAATATTAGATAAAGAAATATCTTTTGAAATAACTTTAAACAAAGCACTAGCATATTCTTTATATCTATTTTTAGTATCCTCAGTAATTGTTTTTTTCTTTTTGGGATTTTGCTCGCGTAAATTTACTTTACCCTCCCACTCATCTAATAACTCAAGATAAGTAGATCCTAAAGTCTCGCTAGATTGGATTTGTTTAGTTGGTAAATGATTCTTAGAATTAAGCTGATACTCAGTGGCTTTAGCCACCGAGTCAGCTCTTCTTGGCGCATAAAAACTTTTTTTCTTTTTACGACCATCAGAATAAGTTTCTCCAGTAATTACCTGCGTGCAAAATACAGGCTTACCGTGTAATTTTGTTTTAAAGGTGTTCATACAGCCTCCACTTTATATTTGTTGACACCTTCATCCATGGTTTCAACAACTATTAAATGTGGCTTATATACGGATCTAGCCTTATTACTTTTTTCCAAGATATCCTTACGAACTAAATGCCTGAGAGTATTTGCTTTTTTTTCTAAGGCAATTCCAAAAGATTCTCGTTTATAATGTTTTGCATATTTAAAACTGAAGTCTATGGCTTCAATTAAAATATCATTTTTATTTTTTTGATTATTAACACCAAGAACTATCAAAGTGTTATCTAGGTTTTTTTTAATATAATCGTGCATAATTTTCTCCTTAATTATTCGCAAACATTAGCGAAATGTCGTGTAATTGTCATGCAAAAAAGACTTAAACTATGATTATACTTAAATTAAACAACTATTAAAACTTAGGGTTTCTGCGGATTTTTTCTTGGTTTTCTGGGAAGTATATCGGTGCTTTCAACCGTATTTTAGGTAGGAAAACAGCCAAAAATTAGGCTGTCGTGTAGATGTCGTGTGGATATTTCGTAAAAATTATGGCGGAGAGTCTGAGATTCGAACTCAGGGATGGCGCAAACCATCGGTAGTTTTCAAGACTACTGCATTCAACCACTCTGCCAACTCTCCTTCTTGAGAGTTTTTTAGCACGATTCTAGGTAGGAGTCGAAGCAATAAATTGACAGGAAAATGCCGCCGCCACATCCTTATCTTTAAAAGGTTGATCGACTAGCTCTACTATCCTGTCTACGAGCTTGTTGCAGGTCTCCCAATCATCCACCTCTCTACCTAACTGCGCATTGTATAAACACAAATTAGTATTTGGCTGAATATTTAGGAAACATACAACAGCTACAATTTTAAACATTATTTTTTCTTTTTATTTTTTTTAGGCTTTTTAGATTTAAACATGTTGTCCATTTTTTTGCCATTTTTCTTTTTACTTCTTTTTTTCATTCCTCTTGCCATGAATATCTCCGTATTGTTTTCTTACAGCAACTGTGTCCTGATAATAATCTTTAGACCAATTTTTGTAATATTTTGTTTTACTTAAAGATGAACTGCCATCTTCAAGTTTTTGATAACTTTGTATCAAAACCATGTAAAAATCATTGTCAGGCTCATAGTCCTCACTCTCTAAAAAATCTATTTCTTCATCATCTGGATAGCTTGCTATGAGATAGACATCTTGAGGAACGTACACCATATTAAAAGCATGAACGTAATTATTTAATTCATCACTATCAATTGTCATATCTTTACAGGCTACTATAACAACATCATAGTCTCCAAAGATATTAGATTCATTTACTATTTTATTTAGAAAATCTTTTACGTCTTTTGCTTCAAGTATTTTGAGTTTGTTATCTTGTCGAGTTTTTTTAGCAAACGGACATACTGGCATATCTCCAAGATGTTTATTTGGCTTTTCAAGAAATGACTTAGACCATTCCAATATATCTTGCGTAATTGATCTCACCTAAAACGCGATGTTTTTTTTGCGATGCGTTTTGGTTGTCTTGAATGTTGCTTTCCTTTTTTCTTATCTCGTCTCTTAGCTCTAGTTGTAGCCGCATATTCTGAGGCTGTAAGTGATTTAATAGCTTTTTCAGGTAAGTAACGCTCTCCGGTAACACTACTTTTTTTACCGGACTTAGTTCGCCACTTTTGTTTAGACCAGTTTCTAAGACTTCTTTGACTTTTTTTTAGAGCCATTTTTTTTCTTTAGTGCTTTAAAATCAGCCGCTGTGATTTTATTTCTTGGTTTTGATATTCTTGCAATCTTCATTTGTTTTTTACTTAATCTTCTAGGCATTAGTCTCTATATCCTCCACCAGCCGCTTTGTATTTTTTTGCAAGCAATTGACTCTTACGAGCCGACCACTTGCCACTAGCTGTCCCTTGTACATTTGCGGCTTTTATTTGGTTAAATAATCTTTTACGAAGTGCAGGCTTTGTATAATTACCTGCCTCGTTAACTCTTGATTTAGTTTTTCTTTTTTTTCTAGCCATTGTTATTTAAAAGTGTTGTGTTTACAATTCCAACACATCCATCTTTCTCCTATACTTAAAATTAAATCTATTGGTTTACAATCCTGACACATTCTATTTTTTCTTTTTAATTCCATCATGGCTTCATGTGGAGGTAAATTTACAGGTTTTTTTTCAGGAAATAAATCAAAATATTTATCCTTTCTTTTTTCTCGCTTTATTTCGCTTGGAGATAGCTTTCGCTTTTTTTCTAGCATCTGCTGATGAACTTGCTCCCCATCGTCTTAGACTTAGTAACTTTCTAGACGGAACTTTCTTACCATCTTTAATAATGTAGTCACTGCCTTTACTAGCTCCCATCCTAGCTAGGAAACTTGCGCGTCTTGGATTATCACCCGATTTTACCGGAGGCTTTAAGTTCAACCCTTCCTTTCTTTTAAAATATCTTCTCCCGGCGGCAGTTAAACCACCGCGAGGATCTTTATGTTCTTTTCTCATTTTTTACCAAAAAATTTAGATGCTCCTTTAATACCGAAAGAGGCTGAAACTATTACTCCTAATGTATATTTATACCAATCAGGAGTTTGTGATAGTGCCTCAAAACCTCTTTCAACGTATTCAACAGTAAAAGGTAAAAAACATAAAAGAAGTGGAATAGAAAACAAAATTGTAAGATATTCATCTTTCCAACTACCTTGTGTATTTTTAATTGCCTCTAAATCCCAATCAGCCTCACCTTTTATTTGCTGTTGCATAAGTTCAGTTTTGGCTTTAATTTCAACTACCTTTTGTTCTGCTTTTGCTTTTTTAGTCTCTGCAAAACTTTTTACACCATCCGCTACTACACCTAATAATGGTTTTGCTAAAAGTTGCCACATACTAAAATATGCTGTTAATAATAATAATTATAATAATTACACCTACACCGATTAAAAAAAGTTGAACTGATCTTTTTAATCCTGTCCAAAAATCGACAAATTTATCCCACATATTATGCTCCTCGTAAAATTTTTGCTAAAGCCGAGCTTCTTCCCGGCACTTGTCTTGCTAATTTGGAATTTAAAAGTTCGTCTGCGCAAAGCTCCCAATCATTGTTTTTAGCATGATTAAGAGTTTTTTTAAATTTAGACAAACCCGTAACTCCAATCCAAAAAGCCAATTCAACAAAGCAACCAAATTTTTCATCTGGCATTTTCATATCTTGGCAAAGTCTAGTTGCTCCTTCAAAAGCAATGTTAAAGTCTTTATCAAATACCTTCTCCCATCCTTCTTTTGTTGTAGGTATCTCTTCTCCCGGTAGAATTCTGTGTCCATATCCACCTGTTTGAAAAGACTCGGTAACATTGTTATAACTTAAATTGTATGGCTCTAATCTAAAACCTTCATGTTCTTTGATGCGTTCTTTCCATACATCAATCAAATTCAAATCTGTTATTTCCATAATAATATAAAATTTTTACTCCTAATTTTTTTTGTTCAGACGTAGCTTTTCTATTAATCCTTTTCCCTTTATGTTTGCCTGTCAGTCGCAAGGAAACCGTTTTAACGTCTATAAGTAAAACCTCTTTTTTTTTTGGATGCACAGCAACCAAATCAACAGGAGAGGTTACACTCAGACGAAAGAAAACATAATAACCTTTGTCTGATAAATATTTTGCGCTAGCCAACTCAGAAGAAGTTCCCTTCTGGTGTTTTTTATTCAAGTAAGTGTGCTTCTTAGTAATAAAATAAGATTTGTAAATACAGCAAATCCAACTGTCCAAATTATGTAATTAATAGTTTTTATTGATTTCTCGATATGAAATAAATGATTCTCTTTAATTACAGATATATCTTTTTTAATTAATGCGATCTCTTTATCTAATTTATTTATTAGATCCTTGTTTGTCTGTGCAGTTGCTTTTGCCATAGTACCTCAATATTTATGTTTAATAATTTTAAGTATTTTCATATTACCTTCACTATCAGGCACGAGTTCAGCTTCAACTTGACCGCATTGATAACGAATTACATTTTGTCTATCTGATGATAGGTTGCGTTCAGCTTCACGTTTTAAACGTAAGCAGTCTGACATCCCATCGGTAATCATGTGTCCATCCAAACTAGAATTAACAAACATACAAAGAGCAAAGATTTCAGCTACCATTTTTTCTTACCTTATCTTTTAGCTCCTCAACATCTTTTTGTAGTTTAGAAACTTGGTTTTTTAAAAAATCTATATTTACTCTGTTGTTCATCATGCTTTCCATTTCAGTAGTAACTTTTTCTAATTGTTTTGCAGAAAATTCTAACAACATATATTGCTCCTGATCGATGGGTTTTTGATCAGCCGCTTTTAGTAGATCAGCTTCAAATAAAGTTGCTCTTGTTTCTATATTATTTAGTCTTTCAATGATGCCAAAGTAAGCATAAACTCCAACAGCAGTTGCTCCGAGTATGCTTAACAAATTCCGAAGTGGCATTGAAATGCCTGTATTGTCTGAAATCTTCATTTACCACAAGTACACATTTCTTCGTTGCCACCGCAATCTTCACAAGGAATACAATTACAATATAATTCTTTTCCGCAATCACAAAAATGTTTAGGCATTATTACTATCCCATTCATCTTGTAATTCTTTTAGTTTAGCATTTACTACAGTTTCAGTAGGTAATTCTGTTATTGGATTATCTACAAGATTACCATTAATACCTACTTTTTCTGTAAGTTTTAAGTTAGCATAAATTTTATTTTTACTATCTGTCCATGTAAACCATTGTCCGCTATGTAAATTTATTAACGCATCTTCAATATGATTTGGTCTGCCTGTTTCTAATTCCATTCTATGTATCTCCTAGTCTGATGAAACTTGCACCTGTAGATTGTACAGTGCTTGAGCCATAAGTTGATGTACTGTCATTATTAACTCTTGACCTAAATTGAACTTTACATTGTGCTGTGTCTGTTACATCAAAAATAATATGTCCTGTTGCACTAGAATAAGTACTACTACTTTGTGCTTCTTTGATATGATGATAAGTTTCGTTAGCACTTGCATAAGTGCTGTTATTAGTTGTTGTTCTTATTTGCGCTTCAGTCCATCTACTATCGCCACTTAATTGCCAAATGCAAACAAAAGTTATAAGATAAATTCCTGTTGATGGAAAAGTAAATATACCAGAAGATTGTGTCATACTACTTCCTATACCTCCATATCCAGTGTTGTCATTAATTTCCCAATTAGAAGCTATTGGCTCTAAATCTCCTGAAGCCGATGTTGTTAATCTCCATTGTTGAGCCATAGAAATTCCACCTTGCACATAACGAGAAGTTGATAATGTTCCACTAGATATATTACTTGCATTGAGAGAAGTTAAATTTGCTCCGCTTATTGCAGGTAAACTTCCAATCCCTGTGCTTCGTACTGTTGTTAATGCCATTCTATGCTCCTAAATTAATTTAAAACCCATTACTGTAGGTCTTTCTATTTTAGCACCGCTAAGTGTACCTTCAGTATATGCGTAAAATTCTATATAATCACCTGCTGAAAGATTAAAAATATAACTATAACTTCTTGCATCATTTCTATGACTTGTAAATTGTGAACTAGAAAAAGCAAATGGGTGTGAACTTCCGTTTTTATAAAAAGCAAAACCACTACCTGTTTGGTCATTTGATGTATTTCTATGCACCATCATAGCAGTAATTTTATAATATCCTGCTTTACCACTAGGAACAGTAAATCTTCCTGTTGAAGTGTCATAAGCACTATCTGTATCAATTATTTCTGTTCCTGCTATTACTTTTGTTAAAGCACCATTGTCTACAGTTCTATCACCATCATGGTAAGCAACAAATATTGGAGTATTAGCTATACCAAGATTATTTGTAAAAGTACCACTACCATTACTAGAAACAATAGAATTACCTCCACTATCTTGCAAATCATCTACTCTTAAAATTGAACTCATTTACTTATACCTTTGGGTTGTCTGCTTTTACTTTTGCAATTCTTGTTTTCCACGCATCCATGTCTTTATAAATTTCATCTAATTGATCTCCTATATCGCCATATTCTGCTTTACGAGTTGCTCTAATTTGATTGTTTTGCTCTTGCTT